ACAAATTTATGTTTGTAAAATTATCGTTAGGTGTATTAGGTAATCTTTGGGTATCGTATATTTTTACTGAATTTGATACTACATCATAACCTACAGAGAATCTATTAATATTACCTGTTGCGTATAAAACAAACAATGGTAAAAGAAAAATAAATTTTATAGTAACAGGTTTAAGCCATTCTATAAAAGATAATAAATGGGTAACAACGATAACTAGTCAAACTAAAGTTAATGAATAAATGTATTTACCTAAAAGTCAAATTCAAGAAAAACAATACACTAACGGTAATGAGTATTACATAGATGGTGTAGAATATGTAGGTTACTACTATACCGTATCTAGTGGAGAAGCATATAGCGGTATTAATCCTATAACAGGTCCCTCAATATTGTTACAACCTTACAAAGTTAATACTAACAATGTTAAAGTTTTTTATGATTCTTTAATAGAAAATAAAGGTTTACCAAATGTAAAATCAATGAGTATACCCACTATCTTTTTTATTTCGCCAACGGATATTGATTACACAAAATCTTACTTAATTCGCGCGTTTTCTCAACGAAAAACGACCAAATCTATTATTGAAATTGATCAAAAAACTTACAATTCTATAAAATCTCAAGATGGTTTATATGATTTTGTATCGTTCAATGTCATGTCATTAAAGTGGCAAATAACAGGACCTAAACATGATGATCTATCTAACCCTAACATGCCTATATATGGTTATTACGATACAAACTACAGAACTGTTCACGTTAAAGAACGTGAAATGCCTGGAATAAGTTTGCACTTAAATAACCTTTCGCAGTTTGCTATCTAAAGTGCCCTTCCTTTGAGCCCTAAAAAAATTTCTTTATATTCTGGCAAAAGAGGTAACTAAGAATTCTTAGTTTTCTTCTGTTTTTTAATTTTGGAAATTTTTTAAAATATTTATTACTGAGAGGAGAGGGAGAAAAAGGTTATGTACTACATTGTAGAATCTGATGAGCAATTAAGGAAACTGGATGAAAGGGGATATAAAAATTGTTATGTTAACGTGGTTTGGAACAACGACGCTACCCATGAAAAACTAGCTATCCCATTATTAATATATTATAGACCACTGGAAGGGAAAAAATCATACTTCCTATGTGTTAACCACACAGAAACAATGAGTATAGATGTGGTTAAAATTAAGGAATTCCTGAACAAACATGAAAGTATATATGTCCAGAATAAGAAAAGTTTCACATACTTTATGCAACATAAAAATGTATTAGATGTTAACTTTATTAAAATTCTTAAAAACAATCATCAATTAGAACTACCAACAGAAAACGCTATATTTAACATATTCAGCCATAAAAGGTTGTATGATGTTAATAAGATTATACCTATAAGTAAACATTATGAACGAGAAAACAACAACTGGGAAGTTATTAAAAAATACATTAATAGCCCAGTTATTCATACAGAAGAATATAAGTTTTACAATGAAACATTTACAAACGTTTTTAAACATATCGAGAGTAATGGAATTAAACTGAATAAAGAAATTTTTGATAAACATTTTAATGTACTAGACGAACGTAACAGTATAAAGAATAATTTCATTTACACAAAATATAATTTATATACAACAACATCTAGACCTTCAAACGCTTTTAATGGAGTTAATTTTACAGCATTAAACAAAACAGATGGATCCAGAGAAGCATTTGTAACATCCCAAGATACACTGCTTGAGTTCGATTATGATGGATATCACATACGTCTTATAGGTGATTTAGTTGGATATGAATTTAATGACGATTCAGTACACACTCAGTTAGGTAAAGTTTACTTTAATAAAGAAACATTAGATGAAGAAGAGTATACTGAATCAAAAAAGAAAACATTTCAAATAATATATGGTGGTAACCATAATCAGATGCCTGATAGTGAGTTTTTCCACAAATATAAAACATTAACAAAAAGTATATTATATAACACACCTAAAAACTGCAAACTATTTAGTAAAAAAATAACTGAAGGGTTTACGCCGTTTAAAATGTTAAATTATTATATACAATCGTACGAAACATATAACAATGTTGTAATTTTAGATAAATTAATAAATTATTTATCAACTAAAAAAAGTAAAATTATAGCTTACAATTATGATGCGTTTCTTATAGACTTCAACGCTAAAGACGGTAAAAAATTTATAACAGAAGTCCAAACAATTTTAAAAAACGGGAAATTCCCAACTAAGGTATCATTTTCAGAAAACTACAATACTTTAGTAAAAATTAATTAGTTTTCAAAATTACAAATATTTATTATGGAACAAAACAAAGGTTTTAATTATGATTTTATTAACACACTTCCCGAAAATATAATGGCTAGTAACAGATTATTTTGTACATTCTCTAAGTTAGAAGATATAGATCAACTTGTTATTAATATTAACAAACAGTACACTGTAATGTACGGGAAAATGTTTATTTTAGAATCAGAAAATGAGGGAGATGAATATATGTGTACTTATAATGTTGATTCATATAACACACAATCAATATTCCCTAACACTATTATGGTGCATAGGAAAAAGGAGTTTAACGTTTTGTATAGTTTGAATGCATTAAACGAATTAGTTAAATCATTAAACAATGGAAAAATAGACCCTGGATTCAAAATTAACTGGGGTAATTATAAAAACAGCATCTTACTAACTAACGCTAACGTTGTAAAACAAGTAAAAACTAAAGTTCACAAAATAGTTTATTGTTAAAAAAGTTTGGCTTTTTAAAAGGAATTTCGTATATTAAATTTTATAAACAGCTACATAGTAGCACTTTAAACACAAAAACAAAATGGATATAAACACCATCAAACAAAAGTTGGCAAACTTACAGCCAAAACAACAAAAAGAAAAGGTTGACTACAAGAAAATTTTCTTTAAACCTACAGTAGGTAAACACACAATTAGAATCGTTCCTTCAAAATTCGATCCTGCTTCACCATTTAAAGAAGTATTTGTTTACTACGGAATGGCTAAATTCCCTATTTATTCTCTTAAAAACTGGGGTGAAAAAGATCCAATCGAAGATTTCGCAGCAGAATTGCGTAAAACAAACAACAAAGACAACTGGGCTTTGGCCAATAAGATTTCTCCTAAAATGAGAATTATGGTTCCTGTAGTTGTCAGAGGTTTTGAACAAGACGGTGTTCGCTTATGGGAAGTTGGTAAAGAAATTTACAAACAATTATTAGGTATAGCAGAAGACGAAGATTATGGCGATTATACTAATATCGAAGACGGACGTGATTTTACAATTGACGCAGTAGCATCGGTAACTGGTGCAACTAAAGGAGTATCTTGCTCTATTCGTATTAAACCTAAAACATCTCAATTACATTCAGATCCTGAATTAGTTGAAAAACTATTAAACGATCAAATCGACGTTTTATCGATTCAGAAAAAACATACATTTGATGAATTAAAAACTATACTTCAAAACTGGTTAAATCCTGAAGAAGAAGAAGTAGCAGCAGATGAAACCGAAACAGACGATGATGCTGGTATTGTTTTAGTTGATAATCAACCAAAACACAAGCCATCTCGCTCTAAAGATTTCAATTCACTTTTCGAAGAAGAAAACTAATCAACATTAATTTTTTTATGGCTAAACCAAAATTAGACGGTTTGTCAGGGAAAGCTTCTACCCTTATCAAAAATAAGGGTGGATTCAACCTTGATGAATTTAAAAAATCAAAATTCTTAGACCAAGGGTCTAAATTTAAGAAACAAGAATGGATTCCATTTTCTGAAGCAGTAAATAATGCTTTATCTATACCAGGAATTCCTATGGGTCATATTACTATTGCTAGAGGAGGATCTGATACAGGGAAAACTACATTAATGATTGAAGCGGCTGTAGCTGCTCAAAAAATGGGCGTTTTACCCGTGTTTATTATCACCGAAATGAAATGGGATTTTGCTCATGCTGAAAAAATGGGGTTAGAAATTGAAACTGTGTTAGATGAAAACAATCCTGGTTCACTAGATTATAAAGGGTTTTTTCTTTATGTAGATAGAGCATCACTAAATTCAATAGAAGATGTTTCTTCATTTATTGCTGACATTTTGAGTGAACAAACTAAAGGTAATTTACCTCATGATTTATTGTTTTTATGGGATTCTGTAGGTTCTATCCCTTGTGCAATGAGTATTGAGCAAGGTAAAAATAACCCAATGTGGAATGCTGGAGCAATGGCTACTCAGTTTGGTAATTTCATTAATCAAAAGTTTCCATTATCTAGAAAAGAAAAATTTCCGCACACTAACACCTTCTTTGTTATTAATAAAACTGGTGTTCAACCAGCTTTAACTCCTATGAGCCAACCTAGAATGACAAATAAAGGTGGTAATGCTATGTATTGGGATGCTACTATTGTAGCAACATTTGGTAATGTTACTAACAGTGGAACATCTAAAATATTTGCTCAACATAAGGGTAAAAAAGTAGAATTCGCTAAACGTACTAAAATTGCTATTGATAAAATACATGCTGATTGTGGTATTGCTACTTCATCAACTGTAATAGTAACGCCTCATGGTTTTATAGCAGACACTCCTGAAGCAGTTAAACAATACAAAAAACAGTATTCAAGTGAATGGTTTGAAGGTGTTGTAAATGTTGACGAGTTAGAAATCATAGAAGATTCTAGCGAATGGAATGAAAGTAACAACATATCACCTATGATAGAAATAGATAATGAAAGTGATGAATAAAAACGAAGAAAAAATAAGGCCTTTACATTATGGAGGTAAAGATAATCCTTATGAAGCTATAAAAGTAATAGATGCTTGGGATTTAGACTTTAACTTAGGAAATGTAGTAAAATATATTTACTCCTACCCCACACCCGCACAACATCAAATAGAATGCATTACCTAAAAAAGAAGGTTTATCAGCATACATTACTAAACAGTTAAACATTTTAAAATTATGCTTAAACATATCTT